TATGCCTATAAGAAGCTGGCTCCAAAGCCTGAGAGATGTAGGTTCCAACAAACTGTTTGCTTGATAGTTTATGGTGATGATAACCTCATTTCTGTTGCACCTTCCTGTGCCTCTTGGTTTAATGGTGAAGCAATTCGTGTTATCTTGGCAGAGAAAAAGGTCAAAATCACTGATGGTAGCGACAAGGATGCTCCAACTATTGAATCCAAACCTTTTTGGGAGCTGGACTTTCTTAAAAGGAGGTTCTTAAAACTTGATACCGGTGTTATACAAGCTCCTCTGGACAGGACTGCTATTTTTTCCTCCTTATATTGGTTGACACCAAGTAAGGATAAGTTTCACACCCACCAGAAGGCAAGTCAGTATGTTGGGGAGGTTGATGTCATAGAGGAACTTGTTCTCAATGTAAATGTGGCATTAATGGAGATTTTCTTGCACAATGACCCGAAGGAATTTCAGCGCGTGCGTTCCTTCTTTGTGGCTCGTCTACCTTTATTGGTGGACCAGTTTCGAACTTGGGCTTATTGTGAATCCTTTCATTCTGGCCAACAAACTGGAATGCTTAGGCATGATCCTGCCTCTGTTTTGGACCACATGTCTGGTGTTGATTTTAAGAAATTCATGCATGTGTCTGAGCAAGGAAATAAGGCGCACTTCTATACAAGTGTGCTTGGTGTGTGTGGCCCCCATTACAAACCATGTGAGGAGGATTTTATTGTATCCACAGAACCATTGAAAATGGGAATCTTGGGGGAGCATGTTCCAATTAAATATGGGGGGGGTATTGGTAGATTGCCAACCAAGAGTTGGGTGATGAGTTTTGGCAAAAGTTCTAAACTTAAGAATGCTAAAGGGTATTTGATATACCCTCTTTTGAGAGAACAGTTGGAGGCAGGGAAAAGAATCATTTTTATGAGTCCTGCCCCTTATGTTGCCAATAATGCTGCTCTTATTGCTTTTGGTAGTGCCACAGAATTACTTAATCAGAGGGATGCTCTGGTACATTACCGTAATTGCATTCCTGAGAGCACTACTGGGCTAGAGCAATATTTTGATGCACCTATTCCTCAGGCTAATATTGGGCAATTTTATTTTGCAGATGGGGATACCTATGCTGTTCTAAATGATTTTAAGGAAGCTAAAGTGTTGGGTTATGAAAAGGAATTACCCACATTGATGCTTAACAGGGCAGCGAAAGATGGCAATGTGCCATGCATGGTAGCACAAATGAAGGGTAAGAGATGTGCAGTATATCTTGCCTGTGATAATAAAATGTGCCCACATCATCATACCACAGCATCAAATTATGAGGAAGCTTTCCGTAAATGTTGGGAGGCGCGCTGTAAAACCAGTAAGACAGTTACTGGAAAGTGGTATGGTACAAAATTATCTTAGGCATTTCTTTAAGGAATATCCCGTCTTGATAATCTGACGTTAAAAGAATCTTTTGGTATTGGGATAACCAAAATAAAATAACCCATTCCTCTTCCAGAGTGTTGTATTAACTCTGAGCGTTCGGTCCCGCTGCGAAATATAGGCCGTCTTGAAATTTTTGTTGCTTTCATGTT